AGAATTATATCTGGTGCACCCACTGCATCTGCATTTAGTTTAGTTTCAACTCCAGACAGACACTTAATATTTTTTGGTACAGAAACAACGGTTGGAACATCATCTACACAAGATCCCATGTTTATAAGATTTTCTTCACAAGAGGATATAGCAACATATACACCAAGTGCTACGAACACTGCAGGTACACAAAGACTTGCAGATGGATCTAAAATTGTTGGGGCTATTAGAGGTAGGGATGCGATTTACATTTGGACAGATACTGCATTATTTATTATGCGTTTTGTTGGTCCACCTTTTACTTTCTCGTTTCAACAGGTTGGTACAAACTGTGGATTGATTGGACAGAACGCAGCTGTTGAGGTTGATGGTACAGCTTACTGGATGTCAGAAAATGGTTTCTTTAGATACACTGGTAAACTAGAATCGTTACCATGTTTAGTTGAGGATCATGTGTTTGATGATATCAATACAATTCCAAAACAACATATCAACGCAGGTCTTAATAACTTGTTTGGTGAAGTTATGTGGTTTTATCCAAACTCTGGATCAGCAACAGTTAATAGAATGGTTGCATATAATTATCTAGATTCAAGTCCCGAGCGACCAGTATGGACCACGGGAACATTAGCAAGAACTGCATGGCAAGACTCTGCTGTATTTGGTAAACCACACGCAACAGAATATGATACAAGTTCTAACGGTACATCAGGTTCTTCAACATTTGTACAAGGTAATGTTGATGGTGTTAGTTATTATTATGAACATGAAAAAGGACTGGATCAAATAAGAGAAGGTGCTACCACATCTATAACTGCAAGTATTGAATCTGGAGATTTTGATATAGGTTCACAGGGGTTAGCAGGGGACGGTGAGTTTATGATGAAAATAAGAAGAGTGATACCAGACTTTCTTGCACAAACAGGAGATGCAAGGATAACACTAAACTTAAGAGATTTTCCAAATGATACAGCAGCTAGTTCAACATTAGGACCATTTACTGTTTCAAGTGGTACACAAAAAATAGATACACGTGCACGTGCTAGATCAATATCACTAAAGATAGATAACACAAGCACAAGTCAATTTTGGAAACTAGGAACATTTAGAATTGATTATCAACCGGATGGTAGAAGATAATGGCTAGAATAGTACAAGCGTTAACACAACCTAATAGAGAATATAATCAACAAATACAACAATCGTTTGTTAGAGATGTAGATAGTATAGTGCAAAAATTAAATACTACATATCAACAAGATCTAAAAGACGAAGCAGAAGCGGGGGCTTTTTTCCTTGGCTAATTCATTTGTAAATAAGAAAGTAGATTTAACTACCACTAGCGTTACAACACTATATACAGTGCCGTCGGCTACAACTTCTATTATAAAATCTATATTAGTATCAGAAGACTCTGGTAATGCAGATACCATAACTGTGACTATTACAGATACTAGTAGTAATGTATTTAGTCTTTTTAAAACAAAGTCCATATCTGCTAATGGCACAACAGAATTATTATCAGGACCTTTAGTATTAGAGGAAAGTGAGATACTAAAAGTGACTGCAGCAACAGCTAATAGACTACATGTGATCCTCTCGGCCTTAGAATCTAAGCCTAGAGAAGTTACATCATAGTCTTGATTTATTAGTTAAAAGCTAGTAAATTGATAAATTCAGGTGTAATTCCTGCCTAAATAATATAATAACAATTGACATATATATGATTACAAGAGGACAAATGCCAAGACAATTACGTAATAAAGGAGGAATAACTAATGTTGTTCCTAGAGAAGGTTTTATATTTGGTGGCATAACAAAAAGAATACGAAAACTTATACCTAATGAGATTGCAAATTTTGCAAGTAAAGCAGCACCATTTGTTGCACCATTTAATCCTGGTGCTGCAGCTTTAATGAGAGGTATAGGTAGATTTGATAAACGAGGGAGTTTTAGTGATGCAATTAAACAAGGTCTTGGAACTTTTGCTTTTGGTAAAGCTGCAGGATATTTAGGTGGCGCACAAAGCGATGGTGGTATTTTTGGTGGTCAAACATTTAGTAAACAAGGTTTTAGTGAAGGCCCAGTAGGTAGATTGTTTGAAGGTGGAAAAGAAAAATTATTAAGTGACGGAGGCGGCGGAAGCGGAGCTTTTCAAACAAAAGTAAGAGATGCAACAGGTTTATTTAAAGATGTTCCAATATTAAAAGATCTACCAAGTATAGTACAACAACAAATATTAGTCGGCGGAGCAACTGCTGCAGGTAGTTACATATATCAACAATTTTTAGCAGAGGAACCACCACAACAAGAAGGTGAAACCATGAAAGAATATTTAGCTAGAAGAAAACAAAATGTTGGTAATAAAATGAGAACGTATTTTGATAATTATTTTAAATTTGACCCAGAGTATTCTGCATTAGATGATGCCGGTAAAGATGCTTTTGTTGCAAGACATAATTTAAAAAAAGGTGGTAGAATAGGGTATTCCAGTGGAAGTGGAGAAAAAGCTTTTTCTAAAGAAGAAAATTTAAAAAGATTTGAAGCAGCTAAAAAACTAGCAAAAGAAAAAGGAATATCTCTTCAAGAAGCTTTGGATATTACTCTGTCTGATAGTTATAGAATAGAAGAAGCAGATGGTGGTAGAGTTGGTTATCAAACTGGCGGTATCACTATGGCTAATACACTTGCAGAAAACATAAGACGTAATATAGCTAATCAAGCTGCAGTTGCGCAACAGTTTCAAGCAGCAAGAAGCAGGCTACCAGGTTATGTTGCACCACAAAAAATAGCTGCACCTACACCAACACCTATAGAACCTGATATGCCAATAGGTAAATTTCCAATGCCTCCAGGTGGAGATGTTCAACCTATATTACCAGTAATGCCAGATCAACCAGGTTTATTTCCACAGCCACCTAAAAAAATAATTCAACCTGAAGAAAGAGTAGTTAAAAAACCAATTGACATAGTTGATTTTTACGAAGAAGTAACTCAACCAGGTGGACCAGCAGATGATATGATGTTTACAAAACAACCTGTAGAACCAGATCCAAATATACCAGTAGAAGAATTAATTGATGGACCTATAGATGAAATTGACATGACAAGACCACCAGGCACACCTTCTGGTGATGGCGCACTAACAGTTATGCCACAATACAACGACCCTCTACCTCAAGATCAATTATTATCTGGGTTTGAACAGTTTAAAAAAGATAACCCTGAAGTAATGCAAGGTGCTGGAACAGCGGCTATGATTCCAGTTACATTACCAGGTGGATATAGTTATGATTTTTCAGGTAGTTTAGAAGCAAATGCTTTTCGTAAATATCTAGAATCTATTGGACAGGCACCTTATCAAGGTAGAAGACAACCATTATCTTTAAAAGATATAGATCAAACAGGTATGCCAAGAACAATAACTCAAGACGACATAGATACTTTTAATTTTACAGACCCTATGTTGGTAGGTTTTGATTACTCAAAAGAAATTAATTGGTCACCAGGTCAACCTGCACCTGAAGGCTATAGAGTGGTTAACATGATGGGAGATGAATTTTTAGAAAGAAAATTTCCTAGTAAAGAAGAAGTAGCTGGATTACCAATGGTTTTTTCAGGAGGCGGCAGAGTAAGGTTTTCAGAAGGTGCTAACTTAAAAATAAAATTAAAACAAATAGGTTACGAAGATACACTTTTAGATAAGTTAAGTTTAAAAGAGCTTAGAGAACTTCTTGATAGTGAAAAAGGAACATTTACAGATCAAGGCACATATAGAGAACCAGCAAAAAAAGGCGGCATGCCAACAGGTATTATGAAGACTAATAAAGCAGGTGTCATGGAACGAGACTACAGAGACAAAGGTGGTTTTGTACCTGTGGGTATTAAAGAAAAAGCAGACGATGTCCCTGCTATGTTATCTAAGAATGAGTTTGTATTTACTGCTGACGCGGTTCGAGGAGCAGGCAATGGGAGCATTGAAAAAGGAGCACAAAAGATGTATGATACTATGAAAAAATTAGAGAAGAGAGTTGTATAATGTCAGATGACGCTAACGAGAGACTACTAGAACAAATTTACGAAAATCTTTTAGATGAAGGTTTTTCACCAAAAGAAGCTGCAAAAAAAGCTAGAGAAATGTTTGAAGATATGGCTAACCCTATGGCAACAGGTGGTAGAGTAGGTCTTGCAGATGGTACACCTATGAAGATGGCATCAGTAGATGATCCTTTTTACAGAGACAGTGAAGGAGATAGAGATGAACATTCTATGAGACTGTTTGGTAAACCATATAAAAAATTAAACGCAAGTGAATTAGAAGAGTTTCAAGAAGAGATGATGAGATTAATGAATAAGTTTATGGCAAAAGGTGGTAGAGTATTAAAACAAACAGGTGGTATTACAGAAACAAGAACATTACCACCAGAATTTATAGAAGCAGCACAAAAAACATACTTAACTGATTTATCAAGACAAGCAGGTATACCAAGTATTACTACGGCTGTTCAACAACAGCCTGGTGAAACTGCAGCTCAATTTGCACAAAGACAAGCACAAGCTCAACAATTTGGTATTACAAGAGCAGGTATGGCTGAACTTGCACCACAAGTTGCAGCTCAAGATGCTTACCAAGCAGCAGCATATTCACAAGCAGTAGACCCAACTACAGGCCTTGGATCTTTTCAACCGTTTTTAACAGCAGCACAAACAGCAGCAACGGGAGCAACAGCTCTAACAGGCACGGGTGCAGGAACCGGAGCAGGATCAGTTCAATCTTACATGTCACCTTATCAACAACAAGTTATTGACACAACTCTTGCAGAGTTTGATAAACAAGCACAAATAAGACAAAATCAAATAGCAGCTCAAACATTAGGTGTGCCAGGTGCTTTTGGTGGAGGACGTGAAGGTGTACAAAGAGCCGAGTATCAGGCAACAAGTGACAGGAATCGGGCAGCAACTCAAGCTAATCTATTACAACAAGGATTTCAAAACGCAGTAGCAAG